AATCAAGGAACCGTCCAGAATCCCGATGGTCACAACTTCCTCGGCGATCACCCGATGCTTCACGTCCAGCAACAGGACGATGAAGGCTTCCCGGTCCCGGTCGGCGTGTCCCTGTCGGATCAGGTAGGTCGCTACATCCCCGGCGTCCTTGAACGGGAACGCCTCTGGCCCATCCTCGCGTACCATCTGCCAGCGGATCCTGCTCATCGCTGTCTCCCTTCCTCGGCGTCCAGAAAATAGGCTTCCTCGTCCTCACACTCGGCGTCCGTCTGGCACCGATGCTGCCCCGGATGGCAACTCACCGAATGCGCACAGCCGGACGAAACACAGAACCAAATCACCACGCACGACCAAAACAACACCACCAGCGCACCCCGGAGAATCCAGCGCGCCCAGGTCATGGCGTGTGCTCGGGATTCTTTACGGTGAAGGTCGGGCTATTGCTGGAAGCAAATACCCAAACCATCCCACGCTTGATATGCCCACCGATCAATTTTCCGCACCATCCCAACTTCTCGCACAACGCCCGCGCGGCTTCGGTGTGATCCTCGGAGTCCGTGCTCTCGCCCCTCGGAGAAACGGAAATCCTCTTCCCGCTGCCGCTGGCCGTGGCCGTGATTTTCGATGGTCTACACGTTGTCGATGAGTGATATCGCGTCTCGATGGTCTGCATCTCGCTCTCCTTTCGACCTGGCTCATCAGCGCCCGGTGGTCAGCCCGGACGGACGGAGCGCGCACCAGCGCGCCCCGTTTCGCCGTAGGCTGCGCCTATCCCTGCGCGGCCTCCTTCTCGGCGAGTGTCGGCGCGCCCTTCTCGGCGCGCATGTGCTTCTCCCGGAAACTCGGGGCCGGTTCGTCGACCGGCAGCGTGGCGATCTTCGCGTACTCGTCCCGGATGTACTCCTTGAACCGCTTGATAGCGGCGCGGTCGCCCTCGGTGGACCCCCGCAACAGCTCGTAGTACCGGACACCCCCAGCGGTGGCGTAGCTCCGGGACGGCACCAGCACGGTTGGAGCCTCGCCCTTCTTCGAGCGCCACACCGAACACCCCACCAGCTTGAGTCCGGCGAGGATCCCCTCTTCGAAATGAATCTCTACGTCTGCTAGCTTGCTCGACGGTGTTTCCCCATGGTTCAGCACGTAATGAACTCGCATTGTTCTCTCCTTCTCCGCTTGTGCGGGGTTGATGAGGGTTATTTGCAGCCCGTGACGGCCATGTACGGAATCCGGAACCGATCCCAACGGAAAAGGACACAGGAGCATCCCTGCGCCATGCAAGCCCCGTGTCCAGGGCTGAGTAGCCCTAAGTCGTGGTGCATCGATCCTGCCCCGTCTCCCGTGTGCCCACAGGTGTAAACGGATGCGGGGTGACGCTCCTTGTACTCTCGGGACCGCTCCCGCTGCTCCTCGGTGATCGTCGGCATGCCCTTTTCTCCTTCCTCAGAAATATACACCCTATACCCTATTAAGGTGAGAGAATCATGCCAAAAAACAGGGATAAACCTGTGTATAAAAATATCTCTATCACTTCCCACGAGATAGATATGAAAATAAATATCACTCCACAGGTTATACACAGGGGTATTTCTTTGGTGAATCTACCAAAAATATCGCTTGACAGGTGATAGGCGGGCGTGCAATGGATAGTACCATGAACGGTACACAGGCCGAGAGTGTAACGAATAAGGTACAGTCCTACGTGCCAAGTGGTCGAAAAAGGCGCAACCCCATCCAACAGGCCGCAGACCTCACCATCAAGGCAATGCTCGCACAAGGTACGTCGATCCGGGCCATCGCTGACGCCTTGCACATCAGCAAGACCACCGTGCAGCGAGTCAAGAAGCAAATGGAGAGCCGCCCGGCAGACCTCCCGGATCTGAATTCGGCCCTTTTGTCTCCCCAGCGGGATGAGAAGCTGGGGAAACTCGTAGACCATTTCCTCGACAAAGGGCTAAAGCTCCGAAAGGTCAAGGGATCGGACGCCCTCGGCGCCGGCAAGCTGTACGCCGACCGCCGCTGGCCAGTGCGCAGCGAAGCGCCCCCCCAGGTGAAGCTGTACGTCAATGTAGACCTCGGCCAATTCCGGCCCGATCCGCTGGACAGCGCCCAGGACGTCACACCGACCACCACCCCTTGTGTTTCAGCCGATGGGAAACAGACGGAAGGCGAAAACCTCAATCAATTCAAGGGATCCAGTGTCGCATAAGGACTATTATGTCAAATACCCTCCAAACCAGCGGCCTCGGACCTTCCAGCGAATCTCCCGACCGGGGCGAGACGGGGGGGGGTAGGCCCCCGGCCAGACCTGACTCGCATCAAATAAGACCCCTCACGACGTCGACGCAAATTTTTAAGATTCCGGACGAGGGGGATCTCGTCCTACAGCGGTTCATCCTCGAAAAAATTTCATTTCACATCGCCGTATTCCCGTACTTCTCGCTACCCGACCAGGAGACGCATTGATGGGCGAGCCTTCGATTTTCGAGAAGATCCGCGCGCGGAATCGGATGCTCGAGGCGGCCGGTAGTGAGCCGAAGCCCGTTCTCGCTTCGCCGCCGAAGCCGAAGAGCACGAAGCGGGTTCCGACGCGAGATCCAGCGACGGGGAAGGTTGTATGGATCGACGTTCCTGATGAGTGACGGCGGGTTTTTCAGAGGCGTTGCAATCGTGTTCGTGATCGCCGGGGTGCTGTCGTTGCTGTATCGGCTGCTCACGGGCCATTGGATCGGGGGATAGGGTTCGATGCCGGTAACACTCGAAAATTTACCCGGAGACAAGGTTCGGGTGAGCACTCCCGGAGGCGTGAAGGCGAAGCATACGAGTTTTCAAAAGGCGATGGCGCAGAAGCGGCTTTTGAACGCCGTGGAGCACGGATGGACGCCTGGGCGCCGGCGCTCGACGATGCCGAAGATGCCGATGACGGCGAAGGGCATGAAGCCCATGAAGCCGAAGGGGATGAAGAGGAAAACTGACGGCATGGACGACATGTGATGATCGAGATCAACGGGCAGAAATTCGAGTATCGGAAGGATTGCCCGTATAAATACGATTACCGGAAGGTTGCGCAGAGCATCGCGGAAGCCGGGACTGGCGAGGAAGGCCAGCAATACGCGATCGGCACTCTCCGGAAGCTGATTCTGGACGATCTTTTTTTCATTGTTTTTTTTGTGCTGAAAATCCCGATTGCGAACTGTCCTTTTGTGGTGAAGGTCTGCCGAGAAGTGGAAGAGGGCCCGAAGGATTACACCCTCGACCTGTGGGCTCGAGAGCATTTCAAGAGCACGATCATCACGATCGCCGAGACGATTCAATACGCCCTGAAAAATCCCGATGCCGCGACGGGGATTTTCTCGTACGTCCGGCCCGTGGCGAAAAAGTTTCTTGGCAGCATCAAGACCGTTTTTCAGAACGAGAAGATTTTGCACGATTGTTTTTCCGATGTGGTGTTCGCCGATTGCGAGAAGGAAGCCCCGTTGTGGTCCTTGGACGAAGGGTTGATTCTTCGGCGCGGGTCGACGCGCAAGGAGCCGAACATTTCAGCCTGGGGGCTGACGGAGGGGATGCCGACCGGGTTCCACCTGGATCGGCGGGTGTACGACGACATATCGACGGAGGACATGGCTGATTCCGTCGACATGATGGAGAAGGTCAAGCAGAAATTCGACTCGAGTCAGAACCTCGGGATGGAGGGCGGCCACCATCGGGTGATCGGCACGTACTACCACCACGCGGATCCGCTGACGTACATCAAGGGGATCACCACCCCGGAGGGGGCGCCGCGGTACTTCTACCGATTCAAGCCGGGATCTCACGACGGCACAGCGACCGGGAGGCCGGTTTTCGTGTCGCAGGAGCGGTGGAACGACCTTCGGCTGACGCGGACTTTCAACTGCCAGCAGCTTTTGGACCCCTCGCCGTTGTCGGACATGAAGCTCAATCCGGATTTTCTCCTGCCGATCGAGCGCCGCATGATTCCCAAGGGGTTGTACCGCTTTCTCCTGGTGGATCAGGCCGGCGATCTCGCCACGGCGAAGATCCGATCCGGCCCGGGGCTGGATTCCTGGGCGGTCGGCGTCCTGGGCGTGGAGCCGTTCACCGACGATATCGGCCAGAGCAAGGTTTTCATCGAGGATCTTTGGATTTCGCCGGCCAGCGAGAGCGAGGCCATCGAGCAGATCGTCCGGATGTACCTTCGCGCCGGGATGATCATGTCGGTCGGTGTGGAGAAGATCGGCCTTTCGGCCACGCATACGCACGTGGCGAAGGCGCTGCAGGCCATCGGACGCCACCTGAATTTCGAAAGGGGCGGGAACGGGATTCTTCTGCACCCGCTGGGCCAGGGCACGAAGGGCGGCGGCTGGAAGAAGAAGATGATCGAGTCCGCGCTGGCATGGCCGTTGAATAACAGCAAGATTTTTTATTCTTCGGCAGTACCGATGAATTTCATCGAGCGGTTGAAGCTGGAAATGCGGAATTTCCCCGTGTGGCACGACGACGGAATGAACATGCTGGCCTACCTGTACACCCAAATCCTTAAAGACATGAATTTCGGATTGGCCGAGGAAGATGCCGAGGAAAAGAAACGGGCCGCGCG